GGATGATCGGCATACCAGCCAGACGCGCGCCCTTTTGGAAGGGAACGAGGCCAACCAGAACGTCCGAAGCCGCGGCCGCCGTGATAGCGGTTGAGAAGCGGTTTGCACGTACAGCGCCGGAAGTGTCGCGCTTTACGGTGCGGAAGTCTGCTGCGGTGCCAGCGAAGCCGGATGCAACATAGGTGGGAAGGGTGAGTGTCATTGTGGTTTCTCCTGATTACGAGTGAGCAGCGGCATAAGCGCCGATGACGTGGCAACCAATATCCAGACCGTTGTTCGGCTGGCATTTTTTCAGGCCGTACAGGAGTTCAAAGCCGAGGCCTTTGTACTTCTTGTAGTCCTTCATTTGGTCGATGATCTTCATCGGAACGTCGTCATCAGACGGACGGCCGCCGTAGGGCGATGCGAAGGTCAGCGCGTTCTTGCCAACCAGCACGTTACGGCGAACGGTCGTGATGACCGCCGAAGTCGAGCTGTTTGCACCTTGTGCCACGCGAGGATGGCTCAAGATGTTCACGTTGCCGTATTTACCCACGACGCGGAGCTTGTTGTTGAACTTCGGCGCGTTGTCGAAGTTGTTCTTCAAGCCGGCCTCAAGGCGCGCCAGTTCGATGGCGTTCCATTGAATTGCCGAGGTCGTGTCGATCATCAGGTCGGTGACGCAGTACGGATGGAGGTACAGGTCAAAGGTGCCGTCAGACAGGGGCTCGATGGGCTGCTCGGAAACTGCGTTCAGTTCCAGAGCGTAGTCGATCAGCTGCAGCGTCATCTTGTCCGCGGAGGTCAGAGCCTCGTCGGTAGCTGCGGCTGCTGCGCGGTTCACACGGCCGGTCGAGGGCGCAACGGGGGTGTTGTGGCCTTGGACGTGGAGTTTACGCGCGGTGCTGTCGTAGGTCGTGCCGTTGATCGTGAACGAGGTGGGGTTCACGCCAGCGAGTTGCTGGAACACACCGGTGTCAACCAGTTCGGCTGCGCGGTTCGGAATGACTTCCTTTGCGGCCTTTTCCATGTTGACTTTGGTGCGCTGCGGCTCGATGCCCGAGACGGGGATCAGGATCGCATCGCGGCTTTCGTTCATGACGATATCAAAATAGCCCAGGTCGAGCGACTTCTCGTTGCCGTCAAGCGTACCGCCTTCACCCTGCGGGTGGCCGGTCATCTTGCCGATGTAGTCATAGCGGAGAGAGCCGCCTTTGTTGTCTTTGCCGAGCAGTTCGTCGGGGAAATAGACGGCGCCCTTGTCGAAGCAGCGACCGAGAGCGGTTTGTTGACCGACGTTCAGCCAGCCGGTTTTTTCCCAACGGGCGACTGTTAACGGATCGGTTGAAAGCATGGGGGTAGAGGACATGGCATTACTCCATTTGATTGATTGAAAAGATTGTTCGGATCAATCGTTCGGAGTTCTGCGCACCGTGAATGGGGTGGAACCATCTGCCTTTTGCGGTAGCGACACCGTTTGAACGAATAGGCATGTATCGGCTTGCCAGCCCTACTCCGTCAGCGGGAGCGAACGCTATTACATTTAGCGTGGAACAGTTCGTTAAAATTCTGCAAGAAATATTTTTGAGGGCGAGAGATGCGCGGGTTCGAAACCGCGCTTTAGGGAGGTAATGTGGCCTTTACCCGATCCCAACACCAAGCCCACTGGGCCTGCATAGCCATGTGCGTGTTCTAATCCACGCCGATCTCTCATAACTCAATCAGGGTGAGCGGCGCCGGATTTACCCGGCTTTCGTCGTGACAAAACGAAATCCCGTGTGGGAACCGCCCAAAACTTTATCCTTCAAACCCCTTCGACGCGTTCTCCCATTGCTGGAACTGCTCGGGGCCGAGGGCTGCAATCTCCGAAAACTTCATCTTGGATACCGCGTCTTTCGACAGCGGAGCGGGTGCGCCTTTGCCGCCGGCCGACAGGGACGAGCCGGACTTCTGCTTGTTTGCGGCGATCTTGGCGATAGAGGGCTTGGCAGCGGGCGTGTCTGCGGGCGGCGCTTCAACGGGTTTCGGCTGGTAGCCCCATTCGTTCTTGGTCTTGTGGTACATGTATTCGATGGGGTCATAGCCCTGCGTCACCGCGCTGGCCGAGATTTTGAAAATCTGCATCTGCACGGCTTTACTGAGTGCCTCGCCCTGCAGTTCAGGGTTCACGACTTGCAGGCTGCGGGCGATGGTCGCAAAAGCGTGATCGCGCACGTCTGCATAATCCGGCTGCGTGGGGGCGAACTTGCGCTCGTAGTCCTCAAGCTCGCGCGTGGCTTCGGCCTTGTTGCGCTCGAATGCCTTTTCCTGCTCGGTCTTTTCTTTCCATGCCTTCACGTCTTCGATGTTTTTGGCGAGTTCTTGCGCTTTGCGGTCGGTGTCGCGGCTTTTCCATTCAAGCCATGCCTCAAAGTTCGTGTTCTTGTCGGGCTCAGCATCCACCGCGGCCGCGGGCTTGGGCGCATCAACAGGCTTCGGCTGGCGGGCTTCGGCAAGCTGGCGTTCGAGGTCGGCTGCGCGTTTGTCGGCCGCGGCTTTCTCTCGGCGCATACGGGCAAAGTCCGCATCGGTGGGCTTGGCGACCTCTTCAGGGGTAGCTACTTGGGGCTTTTCCGCCTCAACAAGTACCTTTTCATCCTCAACTTGTGGCTCTTCGGCCTCAAGTAGCGGCTTTTCCTCGGGTTCGGTCGCTGGCAACGGCGTACCGTCGCGCTCTGCGATTTTCTCGTCAATTTCCTTGATTGCGTCGATTAGAGCCATGAGTGTCACTCCTCTGGGGGTTATGAATTAGGGGTAGGTGCGGCTTTCGGTTCAGGCTTACCAAATGCCTCTTTGGGGTTGGCCTTGGCAAACTGTGTCTCGGTGTCTTTCGCCTGCGCTTGTTCGAGTTTCAGCGTGGCGTCGGCGTTCTTCTGCTGGACGGTGGCGCGCTCGGTGGGGATCTTCGCCTGTGTCAGCGCGGTTTCGGCTTCGGCTTTGACGGCCTCTTTGGATAGCTTCTCGGCCTGTTTGACGAGCAACTGCACCTGTGCCGCGGTCATGCCGTTGGTGAGTTCCTGCACCTGTGCTTCCAGCTGCTTCACATACGCCGGGTCAACCTGTGCCTCGCCCGTGATGGACGCAATGAATTTCTGGCGGTCTTCTTGGTTCATGTTCATGTGCTTGGCAGCCATGGCGTAACACGCGTCAGCCTTGGCCATCTGCTGTGCCATGAGGTACTTGTCGCCCATCTGCGTGAACACAGCGGCCATCTCGGCGCGTTCCTCGGGCGTCTCGGGCGCTTCCTCGATCGACACGTCAAACGACGGCTCAAGATGACGCGCCTGAATGGCCATGTGCATCTGCTCGCTGTCGTCGCCCGTCAGGCGGAACATCTCGCCCTCGTTGTTCTGTGCATAGACCCTCATCAGGTCAAGCATCATCTCGGCGTGTTCTTTCTGGCAGAGGGATATGCTGTCTACGTAACAAGCCAAACTCGATACCACCTGTCTGATGCGTTGGCGTTGAAGCATCGCTGTGTCGAGCTTGTTTTCGGAGGAGCCCAAGAACGACTTGTCGATACCAGCGACCTCGGAAATTGCCGAACCGGCCAGTTGAATAAGCTGCTCATACCCGGTCGGCTGGAAGGCCAGACGCTTGGGCATAATTTTGTTGCCCGACACGGCACCGTCTCGAACAACGCACACGCTGTCAGTTCTTGCATATTGCTCCTCGAATTCTTCAATGTCCTCCACCGCGTCACTCTCAAGGATCACACCGCCCTTGGAGTTTACCGCGATGACGAAGATCAGTTCGGTCAGGAATTTGTTGTAATATTTCTGCGGCTCCATCATGGGATTGACGAGGCCTGTCCAGATTTTGTTTTTCGCGTCGTATTTGCCGGTCTTTACCTTGCGGGTAAAGCCCTGGTGAATGGATTTGAACGCCTTGAAGCACTTATCGCCCGAGCATACCGCGGTGTAAAACACCTTCCGGCGGAACTGTTCGGGCTTGATGAAATCACCGAAAATCTCCACCAGTTTGGTCTTGGTCTTTTCAGAGAACGCGAGAATATCCGCGCGCGGGTCAAAGTCCTCGTCGTCGGCTTCGTTCGCAATAGCCTCAAGCGCCATCTGCGCGCCCATCTGGCTATCCGGCGAGGTCAGGGTATAGAGGGGATTGTCAGCACGATAGAACGGCTCGATATCGTACCACTGATAGAAGTCCACATAGACCGTGTTCTCGGCCTTGGAGCACCATTCGTATTTGATGCGGTCGTAGGATCCGCCGAGGTTGTCACTGGCTTGGTAATCCGTGCCGCCCTTGTCGGTTTCGGACTGGAAATCTTCCTCGGTGCTGTCGGAGAACAGTTCGAGCGCCTCGGTCAGGTCGTATTCCTTGCGGATGTTGTCCCAACGGCGGTCGCGGAGGTTGGTCTGGCGCGCTGCGGGGTCGTAGGAATACGTATCGAGGTCAACCTGCGCCATGAGGACTTCGCCGTTCGCACTGGTCGAGGCGTATCCCTCGCCGTAGGACAGGTCTGTTTCCGTCACGCCAAGCCCGCAGGTGATCAAATCACCGTCCTGCTGCGTCTCGACCTGCGGAGCGTTCATTCTCTCGCGGCAGTGGTCAGACAGGACGTTGCAATACTTCGAGTAAAACTGCTGCGGTTGCAGTTCTTGAACACGTGCAACGTAAATCGGCTTACGGCGGTTCTGGGCGAGAAAGCCCACAACGGCATTCGTGTACGTGGCAAGCTGGTTGAACTGCACCGTGGCGCGTTTCTTCTGGCCATTCACGTCACGGAACTGAATTTTATCCTGATAGCTTTCGTAATCGCCCGCATCGAATGCCCGGCACTTGGCGGTGTTCGCCCGTTGTGCGGAAAGTCCCTGATTGGCTTGTTTCAGGTGCTTTTTAAGCTGTTCGGTGATTTGGGCTTTGGTTTTCAACGAACCGAACCACGTTTCAGTTCAAGGATTTCCTCGTGTGACAAGTCCTCGGTCGGCATCGACGTGCGCCCCATCAGGAGCATCGCGCATTGCTTGAGCGTGGAGAGGGGCATCTTCATATTCCCGCTGTCCTCGCGCTTACCGTTGCGGATGTGCCAGTATTCCGGCGTCAGGGCGACGATCTGCAGGCCGCGGTCGGTGAACAGGCGCAGGGCTTCGGTGACGTTCTCGGGGGTGCACATGGTGACGGCGGGCTTTGCAGCGATAAGCGCATCAGTATGCACGGCGAGCATCTCGGGCGGGTAGGTCTTACCTTCGGATGAGGCGATAACCTCGGCTACCGTGGGGGCTTCATCAGCCACCTCAGCCACAGGATCAGCAGCAGGCGCGTCGTCAAGTTCTTCACGGGGTGCCTCGCGGAGTGCGTATTCCGCGCTCTTGTATTCGTTGTAAACAGCCTGCGCAGCAGGATTTTCCGCATTCGCCGCGTCAATCTTCTCGCGCAGTTTCGCCGCGCCGATGTTCGGATGATACGCCAAGCCCATATCGTCGGCTTGGGCTTTTAGGTCTTTCAGTTCTTGGGACATGTCACGCTCCGGTAATTGAACCATTTGGGTAATTTTACCCTTGGCCGATTCCGCACGTAAAACAGTTTTATCAGCAATCTTCCCATGACCTCGGTGCGCGCGTTCCACGTGAAACCGTTTTCTTCCTCGGCCACAGCAAAGGCATGTCGGGTTCAAGCAGCCTCGCAAGCGCATCGAGCATGTCGTCGTGGATAGACACGGGAAATCCCATGTATTCCTGCTCGATGAACACCTGCACCAAATCCTCGGTTTTGCCGTCGTATCCGGTATAATGGAGCGTCCTCGGCAGGATGATCCGCTTCTGCTCAAAATACGGTATCAGCCGCTTAATCCGGTCGTTCTTCGCCGTCTGCCCGCCGACTTCCTTGATCTCGAAACGGTAATTCTGCCGAACCTGCTCGGCCTTGATGTGCTCGATATCCCCGTCCTTGCCGTATTTCTCATATCGGGTTTCAACGGGGTCATACTTGCGGTGCCAGTCCATCAGCCTCTGGGTGCGTTGTACGAGGTTGAGCCGGTCGCGCAGAATATCAAGCACATACACCCGATTATCCGACGCCAGCCCCACAACCCACATCGCCGTGTAATCGCTGGTTTTCTTCTTCGCACTCGCGGGGTCTGCCAGCAGGTACGTGTTCATGCCCTTCCACGACACGCCGCTATGTCGGTCTTCTACCCATTCGCGTTTGAAGCCTTGGGTTTCGTCGCCTTTGGGATCCATCAGCATTTGGCACGCGAATGTGTAGGGGCCATAGTCTCTCCTTTTCTCGGCTAAAGTTTCAGGTGATAGGAACACCGGCTCCCCGTCCATAGTCCCATCATGTGTTGCGGGGTGCAGGCGGGGCTTTGCGGTGCCTCGGGCTATCAGGGTGCGGTATGCGTCGTTAAAGTGATAGCGTGTGCCTACGAAGCGCCTGTAACCGCCATCCGTGCCGAGCGCGAAACTCACCTCGACCATGGAGAGCGTTTTCTTCATCATCTCCGGTGTTCCGACGCTGTCCGGCACCACAATGTCGTCGTAAACCAAGTCGGTGAAGTGCTTGGAAATAGGCTGGCCTTCCACCACGCCCCACGCCTCGACGGTGCTCTCCTTCGGGTTGCCCTTGCGCCTCACGACGAGCCCGTCATCCTCTGACCACTTAGGCGCGTCCTTGTGGGGGTTTTCCCAAATGATATCGGGGAATAACTCCTGCAGCACCTCGTTCTGTTCAAACTCCATTTTGATCTGACGAAGGAACTGCTTGGCCAGCGGGCGGGTGTGACTGAATATCCCGATGGTGCATTCGCGGTCAAATATCGGGTCATCACCGTGCGATGCGAGGATGCGCTGAATGGAGTAACCGAATGTGACGATGGTGGATTTATAGTGTTCACGCGCCCATAGGTCGAGGTGTCCGTCCGGGCTGTCTTGGACTTCTTTGCAGCGGTCGAACAGGAACTGCCGCTCGATATCAGGCCTTCTCAGTACCTTTGTCAGCAGGAAGAACAGGTCCGTCCGTGCCAGATACCGGCAAAGCGTTCGCTGTTCCTCGGCTGGCAATTCGGGAATTAATTTCTCCCATAAGTGCTGGTAATCCTCGATGCTCTTGCACGATAGCCCCGCCATCTTTTCCGGTATGCTCGAACTTTCCATCTATCCTGTCACCGTATTTTTTGGGTTTCAGCTTCATGGCAAGCCATTTGCGGGACTCAACCATCAGGCGGGAACGATCAACCGTGTCACCTGTCACCGTTTCCCTGACACCATCCGCCTTCGTCGTGACCTTCTCCCCAAGGATGGGCGTATCAGCGATATCGCGAATTTCTTCCGCTAAAACATCGGCTTGGGCTTCGCGCGCACGTGCGTATTTCTCCTGAAACTCTGTGTTGTTGAAGAGCCAACGGTAAATCGTGCCTTGTGCCGGCATATCCTCATCTTTGGATATACTGAGCAAACTGCGCCCTTCGGCAATGCGGGCGCATATCTCATCGGCCATTTCAGGTGTGTAATCAGACGGTCGTGCCATTGATTTCCTTCTTGCGATTTTACCAAACAGGCGGGAGGACGGTAAAACAGTTTATGCGTCAGGCTGTTCTTCCAGTGCCATTCCTAAATCTGCCAACATAAATCCGAGCGCCTGAAAAAAAATGTGCATCCCGTATTTATCGTTGATCTCATGCAAGGCCTTTTCGCATTCCTCGACGATTTTAACGTTGTCCTTTGTCATCGTTTAGTTCCTTTCTGTTATGTCCACGGCAGTTCTATTTTGTGATGCCGCGTGGCTTTCATCACAATTTCTTTCAGAAGCGGTGCTGTCACCCAGTTCTTTTCCCCGAGATGGCGCACCCATGAAAGGATTTTTTCAGGCGTGTCCATCCGCTTAAGACTTATTTCGTAATTCTGACTCATGCTCTGATCTGAAATTATCAGGTGGTTGTCTTCAATGTGAACCTTCATACTTACCCCCTTCGTGTTTGATAAAATCTTCCATGCTCTTCTGGTAGAATTTCGAATCTCTGACCGATACATCAGCACTGCATACACAGTCATGGGACAGTAATAGCATCTTTCTACCCACCTCCTCTGATATCGACCATGGAGTAACGTCTATACCCTGTGCGCGCAGTTCTCTAGCTACACAGAAAACAGGGCGCAATTGCGGTGGAAAGTCATCTTTCGTCAGGGTGGTTCGATCAATATATCTGTTATCTATCAACATCATACCGAGTAATTTTAACTGGTTGATGGTTTTGGCGTTGCTATCCATGCCGGCCATCCTTAACTCGAATGTATCGCTATCATTGTTCATCCCCTACTTCTCCTCTGTTTGAACTACCGAGAAATTCTCGGTAGTTGCTAAGTGATTGAATTATTTCCGATGTCGGAATTCCGACCACGCTTTTGCCGCCTATCCCATCCTCCCTTGCTGCTTTGGTGGGTTACTTCACATCGGTGGTCAGAGAAACAACAAACCAGAACGGGCTTGCTTTCCTTTGCGCGATACTCACATACGCTTCTGCTTTTTCTTGTTTGGCTGCTGCCAGTTTCAGCGTGCTGTCTGTAATCGCATCTACAAGGGAAGCTACCGGCGTATCTTGGTTAACCAACGCCACGCCTTTGGGCTGCAAATTACTCAGGCTGTCGTTCAGTATCTTGATATTTTCTTCATAAACCTTAACAACGCGGTCTTGTTCTGCAATCACGCCGACATCTCGCGCATGAAACATGTACGAACCTAGGCAGACACCCAAAATTGCCAACACGCCGAAAATCCCCAGAACGGTAATTTCATGGTCGTTTTTGATGCCTATGGCCGCGATAACTAGAAAAAGTACCAAAATTGCAATAATCATATCTCTCTCCTTGCTTGTGTTTAGGGTGGGGGTTAACTCATCAGCTTTGCAATATTCCATACGAGGCCGCAGAGGATCAGGTAGCCGACCACGACGAACCCAATAAAACCGAAGAATTCAGTGATGCCTATATTTCATGTTCCTTTTTTTTGTTACGCGAGATCAGGCAAGAGACCAAGTATCACGGCTTTTCTTGCTTGAGACGGAGCGTCGTGCGGTTCAATTTCTCTTAGAAGTTTTTCAATCTTGGCCAATGTCGCTGCACGATTGTTACTTTCGTGGCTCATATTTCACTTTCCTTTCGTTTGTTGTTTAATCTCAGTAAAGAAATATCCCGCGATGTAATCGAAATCAGAACTATACGGCCATTCTTCGCCCTCTTCGTTGGGGTAGTTTTTTTGCTCGTCCAAAATCTCTTCTCGGACGTTATGGGTACGCAGCGTCTTGAGATATTCCTCGTATTGCTCGCTGTCTTCCCATTCGATATGGGGTTTGACATTGCCATACCCCGCAAATGCGAAATGCACTTGATCTGACCAGCCGCTATCTCTATCGAGGTAGTTATCACTGAGGTAATTGAGGCTGTCTTTTTCAAGTGCCTCTTTATCCTCATAGATTTTGATTTCTTGCGCTTCTGGGCAGTACGCAAACCATTTCTCGTCCATCATTTCGCTCCTTTGTGTTTAACCCTGAATCCGCGTTTTCTTAGTCGCCCCGCATTTACATTGCCTAACTCGCAAAATAGCGACAGGCCGACCTGCACGGTTCTCAGGGTCAAATATTTTGATCTCCTCGCAGAACTCGTATTGGTGGTCGTGCCATGCGCCGGTAATGAGAAATCGAATAAGTTTGATCATTTTTGTTCCTTTTGTTTAACCCTGTACAACTTACCGAGGATGGCGTTGCGGGTTAGGTTGGTGCCATACAGGTGGTTCATCAGTACTGTTGTGGCTCTGGCAGAAAAATTCATGGAGAAATAAACTAGGTCCCTCTCCATACCCTCAGTCCACACCACGTTCCTGCCTTTACTCGGCTGGCTCATTCCATCGCCTCCGCTTCCCGTACCGCGTCCCATACACGCTTGCGCTTGTAGGGCTCACGGCGCTTCACACGCTCCTCGGGCTTGACGGACTGTTTCTCGCTGGTCATGTGCCACTGGTGGCAATACGGGCAGCGATACGGCCGGAGGGGTGTGTCGTGGCCGAACTTGTACGCGGTGGCCTCGCCTTTGGTGGCGAATGTCTTTTTCCAGCAGGTCATGGGATAATCTCGGAAAGCACTTCATCCAAGGTTCCCTCACCGAACGCTAGTGACCTTGGCATCTTTGCACATCCCGCCCATTTCTTCGTCTGGTCGGGTGGCAAATAGCTTTGTAATTCTTGTCTCACCTTTGTCATGTAGTAGTATTCGCTCGATGCTTTCTTGCAGGCATCACAACGGCATTTGCGATTGTTATAGGCATCGATAGTTCCGTGTTTATATCCTGCACTATCCTGTTTCTGCCTTACCCACCGTGCCTTGGCTGCCGCCCTCATGCGCTGCTTTCCCTGCTCCGAGGAGCGTTTGTCCACCTTGACGGTCTGCGGGGCGCATTGTGCCTTGCGGGTGGCTGAGATGGCTGCTTTGCGCGCTGCCGGCATGGGCGTGTAATCGGCCTCCCTGACGACCTTCGGCTCGTGCAGCGTCACGGTGATACCACGTGCCATGGCGACTTCCCGCATCCACCGCTTTGCGCGCTCACGGATCAGGTCGTCGGTGATGACGAGGGTTTCGCTCAGCAGCCCGGGCAGGAACTGGACTTTGGCGAACAGACCACACACCGTCGCGGCGGTGGTCAGGTCGGCCAGTCGGTACTGCCATTCCTCGGGGGTGAAGTTGTACGTCGGCGCCATCAGGCGGAGTTTGTCGCGGGCGCTCATGGTTGCACCTCGATGTTTCTGTATTCTGTGTCGAACGGGCTCATCATCGCCGCCATCCTGGCGTGTGCTTGGCCTGACACATCCACCTTGCGCTCGACCGTCTCCAGCCAGACGTATTCGTTTTCGATCTCGACCGGATACCACGCGAACCACGGATACCAGTTGCCTAAATTTGAACGGCACTTCGACATTTTGAACCTCATCCCTGTCTCCCCTGTTGAACTTCACGTTTCAGCTGCTCATGTGCCGCGCGCTGCTTTGCTTTCAGGTCGCGGTGGTGTGCTCTGGTGTCCAGCGGGTGCGGCTTGCGGATACGCTGGATGCGGTGGATGGTGATCATGCGTCCCTCGCTTTCAGCATTTCATCCGCGTACTTGTAGGCTTCCTGCGCTGCCATTCCCGGCCCCCATGCGCTCACAAGACCCTGCAGTGCCATGCCCGCAAACCAGTCCCGCAATTCCCGCTTACCTCCGTCACCCAATGCGAGGGACGGGACAATCCTTTCCATCTCGGCGCGCGCTGCTTTTTCTAATTCGCTGATCCTTTCCTCGTTTGCGGATGCCATCATTGCCCTGCCCAAGCTGCCATCGTCGTCGCGCTGCATTACGCACCACCATTGCAGGCTTGGCAGAACTCGCGGTCATGCGGGATACCTGCGTTGTGCATCAGGGCGGCAACCGCGGCTTTCTTGGCGTCGGTGCGCTTCTCCGTTCCGTTCTCGGCCGGCAGCACGGTTTCCTTGTTCACCACAGGACGCTCGGCAATCTGCTTGACGCGCATGAGCTCGTTCCACTTGCGCTCACCGAAAAACTCAACGGCGAGTTTCCTGATCTCGGCGGGCTTGGGCTTGCGTGTCTCGCGGTCGCGCCAGAACTGGATGGCCTTCTCGATTGCACCCTGTGGCAGCGTCTCCAGGCATTCGATCCAGTCAGATGCCACGAGCGTCTTTGTCAGGGCTTCCGTTCCGTCTACCCAGTAATGCGACAACAGCGTGGAGATGCGCGCCGACAGCCATTCACGGCTTGGCGCCGGGTGTGCTTTGCGGGTGTCCTGCAGGAACGTGATCGCTGCCTGCCGCTCGGCTAGGTTCACGCTTTCCGGCACGATCCAGAAGCGATCACCAGTCAGTTCGCTTTCCCTGTCCGAGACGAGCCGCTTGAGCGAAGCCGTCAAAGTGGGCGTCTGTGGCTGATTTTCGAGGGTTGTGAGTTGCATGGGTGGATCCTTTCGGTGCGGTGTAATCGTTTGTCCAGCGGTCGTCGTTGAGCCAAGCAGCGCAGCCCTTGGCGTATCCCTTGGCAACCTCGTCGCTCTGCGCGTAGGCGATGGTTCCACGGATGATCGTGTCGGGTGTGGCGCGGGTGATTGCCTTCATCCAAGCGGCTCGGGCTTTGTCTACGGAGCCCGCTCTGGCCTTCGGGTAGATCGACCAGAAATCGGCGAAATCGTCGCGCGCGCTCTCCTCTACCTTTTCTGTCTTCTCTTGTGTCTCTGTCTCTGTCTTAGTGCTACACACTTCGGGAGGTATGGTTTTGGTTTCTGTATCATTTTGATACGGAACCAAATAACCGCTATCAATCAATGCGTTGAGGTCAACTGTTGAAGTGGCTCCGATTTTTTGCGTCAGCCAGCGCGCATCACATGGAAGTTTGTTGCCCATCTGCGAAGCCAGCAGCCAAATCAGCATCAGGTGCGCCTTTGCAGCGTCCGGCAGGCGCGAAAATTCGTAGTCGTTCAGGAGTTCGCGGTGGAGTTTAATCCACGTCGGTTCGCGGTCTTTGTACTGCTGGAATTTTTCCCAGTTTTTGATCTGAAGGTATGTCATCCCAACACCACCACAACCTGCCCGCCTTTGATGGGCTCGTCAGCGACGTTTACTGTGATGGGGCGAAACCGCACGTCGTCTATGCCCAAGGCCTTCGCAACACCGTCCAAGCCGCTTTTCATACGGCTCAGAAGTCCGTCAGCGTCCATGTGCCGGCGGGAGGGCTTGTGGAACGTGAGCGTCAGCGGAATGTCGCCTGCGGGGAATGTGTCGTGCGTGGCGTGTGGTGCCAAGCACATGAACCGCCACTCGCATCGCGCCTTGTATTTGGCTTTCGCCTTCGATGTGACGCGCCAATGCTTCCGCCCGTTGGGGGAAAGGTCGCTGTCAGGCCATGGTAGTGTTATTGTGATCATCTTGCCCGGCAGGGAGCGTTTTCCGCGCCCCCTGCCCCTTCTGTTCGCTTCGTTAAATCAATTCGAGTTGGATTGCCGCGCAGTACGTTTGAAGCAGCTGGTTTTTCTCCCGCGCCTTCGCTTCGTCCTTGCGGATTTTGACCATGGCTTTGATCGTGGGAACGTCGAAGCCCTCTGACGCGGCCTGTTGCGAGAGTTCTTTCACATCAAGCCCGAGTGCCACGCGCTGCTCGTCAAGGCGCTCGAAACGGTCTACGTATTGCTTTAGAGCCGTTGCCGAGTTGGAACTGGTTTGCGTTTCGTCTTGTTGTTTAGCTGCAGATTTACCCATGTCATTCCCCTTCAAAAAAAAGGGATCACCCGTTACGGCAGGTGATCCCAGTTGCACAGAAGCTTTTTGAGTGATGGTCAAGGCCGTAACTCCTCGTTATGTAATCTCGTTTTGTTTTCCAGATATTCGCGATCTGTTCTCATAATCGGTTAGCGAATTTCGATACACCCTTGACTTGCCGCATAATTTGATTCTTGGTGGTTTTGTTTCCGGAAAAGGAAACATAGACGCGCACCTCTTAGGGGGTGCTTGTTTAGACGTGCCCTTGTCGGGATTGCAGTCCCGACTTAGGCGAATTTTTTTGTTTGGGTTGAGAAAGCACTGCCAAGGACTCTAGGCTTACGTTTTGTATGCCGCGCTGCTTTGCTGAATTTGCAAGATTCAGATGCTGCTTATGCGGGATACGCGAACGTTTACGCCATTGCCAGACCGCGTCCTCTGTAACTCTACAGTCGGTCGCAATGGTCGCGTAATCAGGCCAGAGCCCTAAGACATTCCGTACTTCTTTCATGGCTTAAATGTACAAAACGTACATTTCAAAGTCAAGACGATTTGTATTGAATTTTTTTGGTAGGTATTCTCTATGACTGACACACCCGGAAAACGACTAATTAACCTTCGTAAATCAAAAGGCTTTAAAAAGCCGGAGGACGTCTGCGCGCGCACAGGTTGGAACGTGCATACATATAAGGCTCACGAAACAGGAGCCCGCAATCCAAAACCTGATGTTGCCGAGCAGTACGCCAAGTTTTACGGGACAACGCCGGAATATATTATATTCGGCTCAACTGCCTCGTCTGACCATCAAGATGACGACTCAAAACGATCGTTCAACAATAAAAATACCAACCCTGCCTTGATTAATGTCAAGGACTCGCACGTCCCTGTCGTCTTATCCACTATGAAAATCCCCGTCTATGGCCCCGCAGGTGCAGGATCAGATGATCGTATTTATCATGCGGAGGATTATATTATAGGATGGGATATTATGCCGGATGCGTTGATTGGTGTTAAAGGTGCTTTTAAAGTTCTAATTCGCGGCTCCAGCATGGAGGAGCGCTACTTCGACGGCGAGAAAGCCGAAGTACACCCGTATAAACCCTGCATACCCGGCAAGGATTGCGTGATTGTCAGCGAACCTGATGGGGATATGCTTATCAAGCGATATCTTGGCGAGAATGCGACTGAGTATAAGGTCGCCCAGTTGAACCCACCAAAAACCTTTGCAATCAAGAAATCTAAAACTCGTGCAATTTATTACGTTATCGGGAGATCTGAATGAAATTTATTATCCCAATTTTCGCGTTGCTAAGCCTCTCCGCCTGCGCTGCCGGCAATTCCGCTAATATCTCACCACAGAAGGTAGCGACTTTTACGCATCATGAATTATGCGTGATGGGCGATTTTCACCCTTTAGATAAAGTGATCAAAGCCGAGAAGTTGCGCAGGAAAGCCGCCTGCTACCCCATCGAGGCAGAATGTAAAACGCATAAGCACCCAAGCGGGTGTGTAAAACTTCGCAATATTGCTTTGGCCGATGGCCTCCAAAAGATGGCTGAGCAGAAAGCCCGGCGCCAGAACGCCGCGCGCATATCCTCGCAGCAGAACTGGGGCGTCCAGCCCGGTCAGACAGTTTATGCGCCGTCCCAATGCGCCGGAACCATCGTTGCCGGCGTCTGCCATGGCGGCATCATCCCCAACCCTGCCCTCCAAAAAACCTGTCACGGCGAGATGTTGAACGGCACTTGCACGGGGCCGATGTTTTAATTGAAAACGATCCTGAATTGCGCGCCGTCGTGCAGATTACTGATCTCGATAATCGCATAACGCTCGTCCATGGCTGTCGTGTTCTTGATGGGGCTTTCTCCGGCTACAGGCTCAATGCGGCATAAGAAAGACGATGGGTGTATCGGCTTTTCAAACATGACAATGATCCGGGCGTCAGCTGGATGCCTGGTGATTACAGGCTCATTGCGAGCAGCAAGCGCCCGCTTCTCCTGCCTATTACTTCCATGTACCGTATGCGGAATAGAGACATTGCTATTCGGCTCTTTGTAGATATTCTTTTTCGAGATGAGGTTCAGACGCCCGTCATGTACCCTGTATTCGATTAAGGTCTGTTCACGGGTCGTATAAATGCCCGCGAATCGTGACCATATATTTAGGCACATATTGAGTATCCACATCGCAATCGCCATGGATAGCAGCGCGACGACGCCATATGACAGCGGCGCATAGGCCTGCATCGCCACGCTAAAGAAGCTGAGGCCTGTCATGGTGATTGCCACAAACGCGCCGACAGTCGCAATTCCGCTAGGACTGAAAAGCCATTTGAAAAATAGATCTCTGAAGAATTTTGCGAGCCATGCCATAGAACGCAAGGTGCAACGATTCCGGTCATTGAGTCAAACCCCATTATTACGGTTAATAATCAGCTGTTTATGTCACGCCCCGATTCTATCACCGTTGATATTTAAGGCAAAATAAAATCGTACGTTTTGTACATTTTGTACTTGACGTTTTGGTGTACGTTTTGTACTTTTACCTCAGAGACAACAACTGAGGGCCACATAAATGAAATACCAACTCGCCGCACTCCTGCTGCTCAGCGCACCGGCATTTGCCGACCAGCTGCCGAGCGAACAGGATTTCACCAAAGCAACCGAACAGGCTGTCCAGTCCGTCATGAAAAATGAAGGCTGGTGCGCCCGCGCCGTACCCGCACCGAAGTCCGGTCAGGTCGTCGTGTATTACGTCCGCGACCGTCATGGCCGTTGCGTGGCAACCTTCACGAAGGGGAAATGACATGCATAACGTTCTCAACTTCCCCCGCCTGAACTCCTGCGCGCGCACGAAGCAGATCATCACCCGCGCACAGGAACTCGGCATCCTTGACCTGATCAACCGCGCCGGCCTGTGCATCGGTGACACCGTCCGTCACAACACATATGGCTGGTCTGGCAAGATCATCGCGTTTGACCTCAAGAACATCTACGGCAAGCACATTGTCGTTGAAGTTCCCATGGGCGAACAGGTTCCCGTGGCGATCACCGTCGGCGCGACCATGCTGCGTCTGGTGAAGGAAGGTGTGGCATGACCGCACAACACACGCCAGAAAAAACACTCATGCAAGGCGCAAATGAAACTCTGGATTTGATTACGTCACCATCCACAGTCTACGGGTCTGATTTTGTCGAGATTAGCGGCCATATCGACAGCAGAGTGTTTGGAGACATTAAACGCGCCGTGAATAGCCATGAGCCGATGAAGGCCGCTTTGAAACTGGTGCAGGAAGCGCAGCGCGTGGGCGATTACGCCGCAGCCTTTGCCGCAGTAGATGCCGCCCTCAAACTCGCGGAGGCCGAATAATGACCGACCTCATCTCCACCGACTTCTCCGCCTACCTGTTCGACACCGCAAAGGCTCAGGCCATGGCGCAGTTTTCACAGACACCCACGGGCGCGGCTATGCCGACCCTCACCCCCAAAAACGACAACTCAAGGAGCCAGAAATGACCAATAACCTCCCCGCACTCACCCCAGTAGGCGACCTCACCAAAATGGCCGAGGCTATCGCCAAATCCAAACTGTTCGGCATGAAAAGCACCGAGGAAGCCCTCGCGCTGATGCTCATTGCACAGGCCGAGGGGCTGCATCCCGCAATCGCTGCACGTGACTACCACGTGATCAGCGGTCGCCCTTCACTCAAGGCCGACGCGATGATGGCGCGGTTTCAGGCGGCGGGCGGCTCTGTAAGCTGGTCTGTCCTCACCGACACCAACGCTGCAGCGACGTTCTCCCATCCCCAAGGCGGGACTGTTGAAATCACGTGGGACTTGGCGCGGGCTGCGCAGGCACAGGTGCTCGGCAATGCGATGTGGAAGAAATACCCCCGCCAGATGCTCCGCGCTCGTGTGTTGAGCGAAGGCATCCGCACGGTGTTTCCGGGTGTCGCGGTGGGCATCTACACTCCCGAGGAAACCGATGACTTCATCACGGCAGATAAGCCGACTGGCAAGCCCGCTGCGGAGAATGTCAAAGCAGCGAGGCCCGCCAGCCAGCAGAAGCCGAATGCGGTCGATGCTCAGGCTGTGGAAGTCGTTCCCGCTACCGAAGCGGAGATCAACATGGTTCTGGACGCGCTCAAGGAAGCAAAGTCCATGGAGGAACTGTCGGAAATCAAAGAAACGAAAATGCGCCCCATCGCTGACCGCGCACCGCCCGAGGAATGGCAGAAGATTGTGAAGGAGTCGCACAACTCCGTCGCCCGCATCACTCTCGCGCCGCATAAGAAGGCGCAGGACGAGGCAAAGGTCAACGGTACGCACATCAAGCCCGATGTTGTGGACGCGGTGACGGCATGACGTGGGACGACCCCTACCGCACCGGATGGACGCAAGCCCCGCCTGTGATGGTAGCGGGTCAGTCCGAACGTGACTTCGAGATCGTTCTCCACACCTTTTTCCGTGAGCAGAACGAGATACGCCGCCAGAGAGCGACAACCGAATACTTCGCCGGAACGCCATTAGAGCGCATCAAGGACGACGAACGCGGCACGAAACTCGACAAGCGCGGCAGAGCAGAACTTACAACCGAATACAACACAGGAGCGTAAATATGGCCGGTTCAGTAAATCGTGTAATCCTCGTAGGCAATTTGGGCAAAGATCCCGAAATCCGCAGCTTCGCCAATGGTGGCCGCGTGGCATCGTTCAGCATCGCAACTTCTGAAAGCTGGAAAAAAGACGGCGAGAAGAAGGAGCGCACGGAATGGCATAGGATCAGCGTCCTCAACGATAAGCTGGTCGATATCGTGGCGAAATACATCAAGAAGGGCGCGAAAGTTTACATCGAGGGTCAACTGGAAACCCGCAAATGGACCGATAAGGACGGCGCGGAGAAATACACCACCGAAGTCGTGCTGCGCCCCTTCAAAGGCGAAATCACGATGCTGGACAGCAAAGGCGGCAAGGTCGAACACGACGAAGCGCCGGAAGCGGAAAGCACGGAGTGGGTCAACAAGCCTGACGACAAGATGGATCAAGAAATTCCCTTCTAGGGATCGAGAAGGCCGGCGGCATGACACGGTAACAGCCTTATCTGGTGCGTCTGCGTGTTGGGGCTTTATTGGTTTTCCCGTCTAAACCAAGCTTTGTGGGGACTAAGGCATGATAGCCACATCGTAACACCTTGCCGGCTAGGGAGAACGACAACGCCCCGACCTACGAGCAAAAAAGAAAGTCGTGACAGCCGGAGAGACGGCAACAAATTTAAAGGTTTTTAAAATGTCCCCGCAACCAAAACTTCCCCGCATTGAAGACCCACAGCATCTTGCATTTATCCGCACGTTGCCCTGTGTGAAATGCAATGCAAAGCCTTGTGAAGCAGCCCATATCAGGCGCGGCACGGATGGCGGCACCGGACGTAAACCGAGTGACAAATGGGCGGTTCCTCTTTGCCATGCTTGCCACGCTCTACAGCATCAGAAAGGCGAGAAATTTTTCTGGGGAGATATAGAGTCGGCGCGCCAACTCGCCCACAACCTCCACCTGCTGAGCGGCTTTGCACGTGACGGAAAGAAATACCACGACACAATGACCGCAGCCGGCGCAATTGCTGCAGCGCGTCCGAAGTTTGCGTTTTACGGGAGGGCATAATGGCACGGAAAAACAGATTGTACGGCGGGATGCTGGTTGACGAGAATGAAACCGTCGAGACGCTTCAAGCAAAGATCGACGCCAAGCAACAGGAAATCTGGGCTTTGGCTTGCTGCCGAGATGCGATGCGGGAAGAGCGTTCGAGGGAATTTCAAGCGCAGATCGATAAGGTGCGGGGGAAAGTATAATGCAGTTTTTCATTCTCCGTGACGCTGAGCGCCGTGACCGTTGTTTGTCGTTCCTGCGCGCGCTGAACCTGAGCAGCCTGTGGTCGGTGAAGATCGAGCCGTACAAGCCGAAGCGCTCTGACGCGCAGAACCGGCTTTACTGGGCGTACATCAACGCCATCGCTGACCAGCTAGATTACGACGCCGAAGCTCTGCACTGGCTGCTTAAAAAGAACTTCCTCGGCTTTGAAGTGATCGAAGTGCTTGGCGAGAAGGTGATTATGCCGCGCAGCTCGACCGGTTTGAAGGTGAAGGAATTCGCGGATTACCTCCGCAAGATCGAGATATTCGCCGGGGAGAAAGGGCTGATGTTGCCGAACCCGGATGATAGACGCTACGCCCTCAACGAGCCCCAGTCTGCCCCCGTTGTGCCCTCAACGGTTGTACAACCCCCAAAGAACCCCGCGCTGGCAGACCGCGGGACTTCTTACACAGAGCAAGCAAAGCAGATGGAGAGCGTGAGATGATGCCAGATGAAATTTACTTACGCGGTCGATATATCGGAAAAATGCAAGATGCAAATGGCGTTGATGCTGGATGCACCAGATACACGCGCTTTGCACCGGAGGTTGTGATCGTTGAAAACGTGCCTGACAATGAAAGCTCTAAACTGGCCTATATCATGGCCGATTGCATGACAAACTTCGACACGACGACAATTTCAGGCGGTCTATTTGCGGCACATCAGGCTATGCAAATCATAGCAGAAAAATATCCTAACGGATTACTAATCAAGCAGGTGAAATCATGAAAGACGCAGCAACCGGCTTCAGCTTCCTCGCAATGTGCGGACTGGTGAGCATTGGTCTGTTCGCTATCTACATCGTCTATCCGTATGGATATGCCGTGTACGAGTACGCTCTAGACGTTCAGGCCAAGGCAGACGCACACGACGAGTGGAAAGCCCAGGAGCCTGTGTTTGAGGAAATGGCGGGGATGATGCTGCCGGTGGGGAGGAAATGATGGGTAAACGCTTCGATAAATGCCCTAACTGCCGAGCGAAGGATTTTGACACATGCAAATGCAGTTATTGGGAAGCCTTTCACGCGCAGCAAAAGAACAACCAGAAGAAAAAGAAATAACCAACCCCGCGCAAGGAGAATGAAATGACCCCGCAACCCCACGATTTCAAATCAGTCGCTGAAGAAGTTGAAAAGGTTATCGATAAAACCGGCTGGCCGTACAAGGGTGCCATTTGCGGTGATAGTGGAATGATCTTCAACCCGCAAGAGACGGAAACCATCCGCTTTGCTTTGCGTCTAGCCGAGCGCGTGTGCGGAGAAACGACATACGAAATGCGCCAAGCTGGCTCTCAAAAGGTGGGCAGCGATTTTGAAGTACGCGGAACATTTGGCATTGCAGAGGACGTTTTCAAAGCCATGATCTCAGAGGCATTAAAGGAGATTGAAAATGGTTGATACCCCGCAAAAAGCAGCGATTGAGGATGCCCTAAAAGCTGTCGATAAATGGTCTGCAGACTGGAACAGCCACAACACCAGAACGCTAGGCGATGACGTTATGCTCGACCATGAGGACACCATCCGCCAAGCCCTCACCACCCTCCGCGACAATCAGGGCTGCGCGGTTGTGACGGTGGAGGAATTACGCAAGCTATTTGAAACAGAATTTAACAGCATGGATGGCGCTCACCCGCTCGGATTGGTCGAATTATTACAAGGACTGTTCCGAAACGGCCTCCGCATAATCGCGCCAGAGAAGAAGGAAACGTGATGATCGCGGCCCTGTACGTTGAAACTGGCGGCAGCTATTGGAATCTGGAGGGGGTAGATCCATGGGATGAAGTCAGAGATGCACGGCAGTATCCGGGGCCTTATCCGGTTGTGGCTCATCCACCCTGCCAGCGTTGGGGCAAAATGTGGGCTGGTTCACCATCAGTAATTGCCAAAACCGGTGTGCGTAAGGTTAAGGGGGATGATGGAGGGTGTTACAAGTCCGCTCTCCGGGATGTGCGTAAATATGGCGGTGTGATCGAACATCCTTGGGGCAGCCATGCATGGAAACACTTCTGCCTGGCTATCCCGCCGCGTAAAGGTGGATGGGTTAAAGCTGATGATGTCGGTGGCTATACATGCTGCGTTGAACAAGGCCGCTATGGTCACTATGCCCGTAAGCCGACCATGCTTTATGCCGTTGGATGCACTCTGCCAGAACTTGACTGGGGCATCGGAGAACACCGGATACCGCAATGGGCTATCGAGAAGTACGGGGAAAAACGCGCCCGGAGGATTGGTGAATTGAGCTTCAAAGGTGGTGGAGTTGACAGTTCACCCCGCATAGGCACACCGGAGAAGTTCCGGGACATTTTAATCAACATGGCAAGGAGCGCGATACAATGACCGCCAACCACGAACAGCGACCAATTACGGATGCCGAACGAGAGGCGTTCAAAAAGCTTCCATGCAATCTTACCAACGGAGAAATGTGGAATGTTGTTGCTAATGCCATACTGCTGACCGAACAGAAAAATATCGAGTTAGCAAGGCATACAGCTAAGCTCGCAAAAAACTGGAACGGCGAAAAAGCACTAAATGACTTTGCTATGATACTAGAGAAGGAAGCAAGCAAATGACCGCCAACCACGAAGCGAAGCTGACGCCCACAACCGCGAGACTGCTGGTGGAGGCAAAAGACCAACTGTGGCAGATGGCTCACATTCAGGACAAACAAGAAGATGAGTCCGCATTCATGGTTAACTGGCTACGTGGCACCATCAAAATTCCGCAATGCGTTAAAGATCGTATTTATTGGTCTGAAAAACAACGGCGCGAAGCCCTATCCGCAGCCGAGCGCGAATTGGAGTGACAGAAATGATTTGCATTAACTGGATTTTGGCAATTGGTGTAACCGCTCTGGCGTTGTTCGGCTTGGCGATAATCTGTGCATTTCTGTGGGCAAATTTCGGCAACTGGGAGCATCAACCATGAAACATCTATTCTGCTATTTCTTCGGCCACAAATACGAAACCAAAATGGAGAACTACGTGATTATGCGCGTATGTTCAGTGTGCGGCAAATGAAAGACCTCCTAACCGCAATCTCAAGCGCGAAGGTTGATGATGAACGGGGGTTGGATGAGATCGATGCCCTCGTTCATTCATTTTTAGTCAACAGAGAATTTAAACAGATTGGTGATGGCCGATGCTATTACCACGATAAGGGATATACAAATTCTGACCATGTTTCGGCCTATTCTCGAAGCCGTGACGCGCTTAAGGGTATTCGACCTAAAGGCTGGTACTTCAATGGAGTACGTTTCAATGTATTTGGTGCAAGCGCTGTGTTTCACAAACTTGACGAAAAAATGCTTCGAACAGAGGTTTTCAGTTCAGGCTTGCCATCCGAAGAACTAGCCGAACTCTATTGCATTATCGCAGCCATCCAACACGACCGCGCCAACACAGAGGGAGGGGACGAATGAGCCGAACTACTGTGAAAAACTGCCCGATTAATGAGCGCACTGGTGACGGTCATTTAGTTGGACGCTGCTGGCATACGCTGAAAGATAATGTCTGCCCTCGTCATGGTGACGTTGAGCCAGCTATTCAGCATTTTGAACGAACAGGCGAACTTACAAAGGAGCGCATTTGATGACCACCCACACCGAGCATAAGGCGGGGGATATGCCTGACGAGATTTACATTGCAGAGAATACCTTAAATTCATATGAGGTAGACCCCGCAACAAACCAAAAATTAGCCGTAACTGGTGGATATGGGATTGAGAAAACCCATCGTTATATCCGCGCCGCCCTTTCGCCACCTGTGGACGGTTGGCGGGATATTGGGACGGCACCGAGGGATGGGACTTGGTGCCTTTACTGGGATGCCAGATATGAAGATGTAAAGATTGCCCGCCGTGGTCAGGGCGATATGCCTCAGACTGGTGACTGGGAATATGAATTACAGGCAACCCACTGGATGCCATTGCCGCAGCCCCCGAAGGAGGGAGTGTAATGGCTTATTACAACAAGGATTACCATACTCTGGAACAGGTTGCCGACAGGTTGAACATCCAAGGCACTCCGATGGTAAAGAGGCGCGATGTACGCCGCTTGATTGAGAAATATAACATATCGTTTGTCCGCGTCACCGATAGAACGTGGTGGGTAGAGGAACAAGACCTTTATGAACTGGAGAAGGCTTGTAAGGCAGACCCAGGTGACGGGAAGGAAACGCACCTTTACCGCCACTACGACAAGGACGAAAAACTGCTGTATGTGGGGATTTCGGCACACGCATTTGTCAGGCTATGCGGCCATAAGAAGTCTAAATGGTATAAGAAAATCGCTACCGTAAAGATTGAGACTTTTCCCAGTCGGACGCTTGCTCTCCGCGCCGAGAAATCAATCATCCAGAACGAAAAGCCTCGATACAACAAGGCTCACAAGGTGAAAGTATGACAGCACTTAGCCCCGCAAAAGCTGCAGAGATGCTAAGTTGCCACCCTTGCACAGTTTACCGGCTTGTACAGAATGGTGAGCTGGAGGCCTTCAAACTAGGTGGGCATCGGCTCCGGATCAGAAAAGACGCAATCGAACGATACATGGAAGCAAACAAATGTACCTCGTCAAATACCGAAAAAACTGGGCAGAGTACGATCCGCGCACTCGCACTCGACGGTCGCTACATACCCCTGACCGAGTAAAGGCCGAGGCTATCTTTGCGGAACGGCAGGAACTCAGGAAAAGGAGTAATGAGAATGTCGGGCAGATCGTTGACGAATATCTCGCGGCAAAAGGAGACAAGCCTTCTATCCGTAGAATGCGTGAGGCTTGGGCGACAGCTAAGCCGTACTTCCAATCCAAAAGAACGCCAGAAATTACAGAGAAGGCTATCAAGGAATTTATCTCGGCTCGTCGAGCTGATGAAGTCTCAGATGGCACTATTAGGAAGGAACTCGGCATCGTCAGACAAGCCCTCAGATGGCACGACCCCAAGAATGCCCCCAAGATCGAGTTACCGCCACCGCCGCACCCAAAGGAACGCCACCTGACCCGTGATGAGGTCAAGAAGCTGCTGGCATCCTGCGACACACCACACCTGAAACTGTTCATACGCCTCGCCCTCAGCACAGGTGCGCGTAAAGGCGCATTGCTGCAATTGACCTGGGACAGGGTGGATTTGGAACGTGGCCTTATAACGCTCGCTGACGGGGTGCAGACAAATAAACGCCGTGCGACCGTGCCAATCAACGAAACGCTTAGAACAGCCCTCCTTGAGTCTAAAAAGGGCAATGTAAGCGGCTATGTGATCGAGTACCGAGGAAAACAGGTGGGGGATATCAAAGTCGGCTTTGCCAAGGCTTGCCAGAGAGCATCAGGCGCAACGATTAAACGGGGGGAACGGGGCAGCTGGTACGCCGAGGGGGGAGATGACAGCTTTGATGATGTGACACCGCACACCTTGAGACACACGGCTGCGGTCTGGATGGCTGAGGGTGGGATACCCTTATCTGAGGTTGCCCAATACTTAGGGCATACAAACACGAACATCACCTACAAGGTTTATGCCCGATTCACCCCAAATTATCTTAAAAAGGCTGCGGCTGTTTTGGATATATAATGTTCACTTGCACACAAGGAACGCGGGAAATGGTGCTGTTGAGTGGGATTGAACCGCCGACCTCCCCCTTACCAAGGCACATATCTACCTGTAACCTATTGATATTGCTACTGCGCGGTATTAATTCTTTTGCCGGAATCTAGGAACAAACGCAGAAAACTACCCCCTCTGTGTTCAGGTGCACACTAGACTCCCGACCCCGAATCCCCCTATTGTTTCCCGTGGAACAAAGAGGGAACATGCAGTACGGCAACAAAGACCTACGCACCGAACGCGCCCAGAGCAAGCGAGGCCGCGCAAAGCTGTATGTGCAAACATGGCTCCAGAACCGGCCATACCTCGACAAGATGTTTCTCGCTGCGCTTTATGAACTGCTGCCGGAATTAAAACAGGGTGAGGTGGATGAGTTTGAGCATCATCCTGACCATGATTAAAGTAACCCCATCAGCTTATCTCGATACTCCGGATTGTCCCTCAGAAACCGCGTCAGGCCGTTGGCGAGTGCGGAGACGATGCGCTCCTCCTCCTCATGGGCGAGGTTCAGCTTTTGGTCGTCGCAGATCGCGTGGAGAACTTCGTGGATGATGGTGTCGGCAATGTCACCTTGGCGGGCTTTGATCTCGATCCTTCCGGTGTCGTTTTTCCCTGCGTAGATGCACCAGCCGAGCGCGTTTTCCTTCAACCGGCCTTTGAGGTGGATGGTGTAGGTCTTACGGCCGATTTTCACCTTGTCGGTCATACCGACACCCAGAACACCGTGGCGAGGATGGCGCCGGCGAAGAAACCAGAGAGCAGGCACCACAGAGCGATGAGGATGCTGCTGGCGGGGTGTGTCACTGAACCATCTCCGGCGTGATCGTGATCTCGCCAACGTGGCCGTATTTGCGGCTGTATGTGATGACGCTGGCCGAGCGGTCGGACAGATACCCGCCGCGGGCGCTGTGGGCATCTTTCACGGCCATAGTCCTGTGCTGACGGACGACCATATTGCCGTCCTCTTTCGCGGCGATGTGGTGATAATGCCCCATGTGGGCGTAGCTGAATTTTGTCCGTCCGAACATCTCGCGGTACATTCCGGTGAACATGCCGGAGACTTGATCCATTTTTTTCTTATGGCCATGTGTAAAGAAGAGCGAGGTCGCGCCCCATTCGTAGGCGTAGAACGGTAAATGAGTGTTGTCCACGGTGATGCGCGGCTCGTCTTCGTACAGCGTGGCGAACAGCGCGCGCAGCCAGACGGAGGACGCCAGATCGTGGTTTCCTTCGGCCATGATGATATGCACCTTCTTGTGCTTGGTGAGCATCATGGCAACGATGGCGCGAATGGCCTTGATCGCTGCGCCCACGACGTTCGCATACCGTGTGTCGGCGTCCAGAACGTGCTTTGATGTGGGGGTGACGGCTTCGAGCCCGTCGAAGTGCAGGAAGTCGCCAAGCTGGCATAAAACACCGACTTCCGAGGCGGGCGCGGCCGCGATAGCCCGGGCGAACCAGTCCACCAGAAACTTGCAGGATTTATCGGTGTTCCAGTCCTCGCCCGTCTCGCCAGCCCATGACATTTGGCCGATGTGGTAATCGGTCAGGATATAGACGCTCAGCAGGTCGGTTTCCGGTTGTCCGGTGAATGCCGTGGGGAGTTCGCGGGGAATGTCCGCTTTGAGGGCTTCGGCGGTTTCGCGGATAATCTCGATCTGGCGGTCGAAGTCTGCATTGGTCTTGACCCATTGCCCGACGACTTCTTTTTTTGAATTGTAGAACGTCGAAACGCCGCGGAGTTTCTGCCCGTCTGGGATAAACGGATCAAGGTTCGCCACAGACGCATGAAGCGTTGCGGTCCTGTACCTGTCCTTGAACGTCGCCACGGGGATGCCTAGGTCACGCGCGGCCTGAGCCTTGTTCCCTCCCGCCTTCTCGTAGGCTGCGATCGCTTGCTGTTTCAGTTCCTCAGAAAGCGGCGGGAGGCTCATTATATCCCCTTACACTTGGTTAGATCGACTTCCGGCGCTTCTTCCTGCGTGTGATCCACACAGAAATCCCGCAAATTCGCATCACGGATGCCGAGCATGGGAACGAGACAATCACGGCAGACGGCGAAAACATCAGGGTTCACCACGATTGGAATGCGGTTTTTGATCGGTGTCATTCGACCTTCTCCTCCGTTATTTCAGCAACTCCAGCAGGGCAGCGCGCGCGGCTGCTTGTTTCTCGTTTTGGGTGTCGATGATGGCTTGGATCTCTTCATCAGTCAGGCTCTCCTTGCCTTTCAGGAGCATGAAAATCTCCGTGCCGGCGGTGATGAGGCCGATGGCCGCTTGAATGGCTGCGAGCATGTTCTTTTCCATTATTTGCCTCCGGTGATGGTGTTGAATTCCGTGATGGCTTTGGCTGCTTGGTACAGGTAATCGCTTGCCGTGGGGTCTTTCAGACGGCACAGCGCGCCCGCGTTATCAACGGCGGCGTTGGCTGCATCAAGGGCTTTCATGGCCCTCTTGGCCTTTGCTTTGTCGATCATGCCCGTGGTGAGCAGGTCGGTGACGGTCACATAACCCTGTGTCACGGCGATTTCCGTGGCAGCAACTTGTCGGCTGCAGTCTGGGCTTGTCGCGCAGGAAGCGATAGAGATTGCGAGGATGATGGCGAGAAATGCGTTTTTCATGGTTTCCTTCTTTCTTTTCTTCCGGAAATTCTCAGGGCGAAAAATCCGGCCATACCAGAGATTGAAACAACCAGCCCCAGAATTGGAGCCAGCCAGTCCATTACTTAGCCGATTTCTTTTTCTGCCAGATCGACCATGCGAGTGTGCCGAGTGCGACAGCGCCCGCAGCGATTTGGTATGCGGAGTCGTCAGCGAGGACAACGCCCGCGCCGGATGCGATTTGGAGAATGGCGCGGACAAGAGCGCCTGCAATCAATTCTTTCATGTTATTCACCTTTTCTGATTGTGATGGGTGCAAGGACTTCAAGCGTAAAATGGTCGGGCAGAATATCGCGGAGGATCTTTATCGCGTCCCGTGACTGTGCAATCCCGCCTTTGATTGATTTCAGGCCTACGAGGATACAGCCTTCGGTGTCGTCCAGCGTGTTGCCGGCGTGGATGAGGATAGCGCTCCGGCCGGGTACGCCTTCCAGCTTCCACACGTCCTGAAACTTGAAACCGGAGTGCGGTGAGCATTGATAACGCCCGGGCGGGATGCAGGAGATTTTCGGTGCGTTCTCGCGCCATGGTTCCTCAAGGGTGTAGCAAATCTGCTTGCCGTCCATATGCAGCGCGCCGTGCATCCCGTAGGTGTCCTGTTCGATGCGTTGGAGGGTTACGGTGGTCATCGCGCATTACCCTTTTTCCAGTCGTAATGCAGGCGCCAACACACAAGGACAAAACCGCCAACAGCCGTAAGGAAGGTGAAAAGGCTTGTGCCAATATCTAGCCATTCTTTGATATTGGGAGCGAGCATCGCAAAGCCGCCGATGGTATAGGTAATTACACGTTCTGCAGCTTCTTGTGGTTGTGAACTCATGCCAAACTCCTACCATTATTGGGTAACAGTTGGAGCCCGTTCGTCTATCTTTTTATGAACGCCTGCGCCGACGGAAGATGATGAAGAAATCCGCGCCGGTTTCTGGAACAGGTGGTTCGTCTCCACCGCCCTCGGGGAAGTACCGCGGCGCGAAGTACGTTCCAGCGAAATACCGACGTGCAAACATCAGGTTGCGTCCAGCGTGACAGCCGTGCGGTTGCCGTCAGCGTCCACCGTTGCCGTGATGCGGGCTTTGGCGTCGTTTGCATCGCGGATGGTGACGGTCGTTGTTGCCGCGCCGGAGAGCTTGCCCGCAAGGGCAGCAAGTGCCAGCCGGAGCGACTGACGGAGGGTAATACCGGTTTCAACACCGTTCGCGCGGTCGAGCAGAGCATCGGCGTTCGCGTCTGCGGTCGGAATATCACCCACGGCGGCGGGCGCTGCGGGGATAAGGTCGGTTTTTGCCTTCACAAGAGCAACTTGAGCAAGTACCGCGTCATCCGCCGTACCGAGCGCGGTGGCAAGTTCTGCGTTTGTCGGGAGGTCGTTGACGCTTGACTGAGAGGCCAGAGCCGTCAGGCCGGCACCTGCAGCGCCGATTTCTGCCGTATCCACCAGAATATCGTCCACGATGCCGTCAATGGTGTTCACGCTTGACTGGCTTGCCAATGCGGTGAGCCCCGCCCCGGCTGCGCCGATCTCTGCGGTGTCTACGAGGATCGCGTCAACGTTACTGTCAACCGTCGCCAGAGCGGATGCTGTCGCCAGAGAGGTCAAGGCTCCAGCGTCAGGGAGAGCATCAGTCACAGCCTTAATTGCTGCGATTTCCGTGTCGATATACCCCGCGACGGTGGCAAGGTTGGCGGCGGTTGCGAGTGTCCCGATTTGCGTGTCTAGGTTCGCAGACGCCAGCCCAACAGCCGAGCGGATACCGGCAGCGTTCAAGTCGTTCAGGTTTGTGTTTGCCGTGAGGGTGCGCGTGACAGCAGCCCATACCGCCGTGACAATCTCCGTCACCGCGTCGGTTGCCAGTTCGCTCGCGCCGATTGCGTCTGCAGCGATCTTCGCGGCCGTAATCGCGTCGGTGGCAATCTGCGATGCCCCGATAGCGTTTGCTGCAATGCCTGTTGATGTAATGGCACCGGAGGCGATTTTAGCCGATGTGATGGCGCTTGAGGCAATTGAAGCAGCCGTGATAGCCCCCGAACCCCACGCGGTTCCAGCAGCTTGCAGAATATCCACTTGCAGGTTGTCGGTACCGGCGATGAGGCTGTCATAAACCAACGCCGTTAGAACGCAGGTTTCCACCCGCACCGTCAGCGCGCCGGAGACGTGAACGAAAATCACCATCGGGCCGAGCGTGTTGGTGTCGGTAGCGTCGAGAACGGCATAATAAATACCGTTCGAGATATGCGTCCCGCCGCCGGAGTTTTTGTTCGCAAGCGTCGTCGCGCCGGTTTTCCACAGCTTTATATCGGTGTTCGCAATCGTCAGTCCGGTTTCTTCCGTGTTCCCGTCGGTCGAGTCAACGAAGTAACCGAGGGGAATTTCCTGCGATGCGGTGGACTGGCGAAGGTAGATCATGAGATACCCTGTGTTTTTAAGTGATGGGCGAATACGGCTTTAGATGTGCCACCGCCTGCGGTGTAATCGACCTGTAAAAGTGCCGGTGTTCCACCTGCAGAGTCGAAACCCTCGTATGCGTCAATGCAACCGTCGGGTGAGCCGTTTTCAAAGGCAATAAAATTCACGTCATTGCCTGAAACCCACCCGCCGCGATTGACGATCTCTTGAAGGATAGAGGCGACGTTATGCGCAATATTTGCGGGTGTTGCTGTTCCCTGCGTAAATGCCGTGAACGCTGTTGTTTTACTCACAGTCGAAGGTAGGTTTCCGCCACTGGTGAATTGACCGGCATCATCAGCCGCCCAAGCGTACCATCTCGCGCTTAACGTCAAAGAGTCGTCCTGCGTAACCTGATTATAGACCGTAACAGTTGCAGTATTTATCGTCGCGCCCTGCGGTATCGTTACGTTTAGAAATCTCAAGCCTGAGTGAACATCTAGAGGATCTATTGATCGACCAACTGCTAATAGGCCGAAAATAGATTCAGCATCATCGAACAGCGCGCCGACGAATTCCATGCAGTCGTCGGCGGTGGCTGATACTGATGTGCTGAATGTAGCCATTTACCCAAACGCCTTGAGGATTTCAGCTTTCTTGTCTTGAAGTTCACGCAGAGCAGCCGCAGCCTCCGCAATGCCGTCCTCGATCTCATTGAGGGCTTTCGCCGCGGCCTGTGCTTTGCTCATCACCTCAGCGAGTTCGTTGTCAGCATCCGCGCGCTCTTTCGCCATCGTCTCGCGCTTGGCGTCGAGTTTCGCAATGCCCTCCGCAACGATCTTTGCGGCTTCCTCGTTCGCGGCTTTCAGGATACCCTGCGCCTCGATGCGGTTTGCGTCGATGATCGCCAGCCCGTCGCGGTGTTTCGCGGCGAGTTCTTCTTCACCGGCGCGGTATTCTGCCATGCGCTTTTCAGTTTCGCGGATGGTTTGTTCGATGCCTTCCAGCTTCGCAAGGGCTTCTTCGGCTTCCTTGAAAATCTTGAACTGGCGACCACCGGCTGCGATGAAATCTTTAAGCTGTTTCGTGTCCATTAGATTTTGTTCCTTCTTGCTGTGATGGTGACGTTCAGGAGGCATGAGCCGGCGCCGGATGCGACACGGGGCTGAAACCAGTGACCAGCTTCGAGGATCTGATCGCCGCCTGCTGCGGATTTGGCGATGTTGTTGCCAAGGCTGTCCTGAGCAATGACCCATGCCGCGGTGTATGAACCGGAAGCCGTGCCAGCAGCGCGATCGGCTTTTACAGCATCGCTGTCGTTCGACCAGTACAGCGTGGCGATGCCGCTATCGAACACGCCAGAAACCTGCACGGATTTGTCAGGATATTGTGAAAGGTCAACTGCCTCGCCAACATCATCACCGTCTAGGCCGGTCCACTTGACCTCCACCACGTCGCGGCTGATTTGTTTATGTGTGAAAGTTCTCGTTGTTTCGGCCATGGTTAAGGCTCCTTGCTGTTGACGTTGACGACTGCGCCGCCTGAAACACCGCCACCCAGTCCACCAGCGGCGGAAAAGAGAGCAGATTTAGGAGCGTTATTGTTGATGAAATCTTGAAGCGATTTTTCCACCGCTGCCTGACCTTTGGAACGTCCTGCAGAGTTTGCCGCGTCGTTGAGGAACGACAGTACGGGAATTTTCGTGATGCCCGTATCGCGGAGGACGCGGGCGATCATGTAACCCGAACCGGATGGGTTTTGCGTCGAGGGTTGTTTCGAGGCGATGAGTTTCAGTTCGCTGATTGCTTTTCCTGCGGCTTTCGCTGCGTCTTCGCCGAACAGGAATTTGCCGAGTTCTTTGTTGGAAACGAACATTTCCTCAAGCCCGCTTGCCATCTTCGCCGGACTGATAAACGCAACGTCCGGTTTGCCTTCTTCAAAGCCATTCGCGGCCTTTGTGAAAAGTCGCTTGGCGAAGGCTGCAGACATATCTGCTTTCACCGCATCAGCTTCCGCGCCGCCCGCGTTAATCAGGGCTTGCACGTTGTCCATCATGCCCTTCTTGCCGTTGATCGCGCCGGAACCGATGAGGCTCTTGGCGAAGTCGTCAGGGCTGGCACCGTTGGCTACGGCTTCGGTAATGGCGTTCTTTTCAAACATCGAGCCGTATTGCGCGCGCAGGGAAACAGCATTGCGGAATGCCTTGATCGCTTCTGCGTCACCGAGGTCAGCCGCTTCGTTCGCGGTTTTGATCATGAAGCTGTCATATGCGTTTTTGACTTTGCCGAGGAATGCCTTTTCGGTGCCGGTCGCGTCGTTCTGATAACCCGAAAGGGTTTTGCGCCAGTCTTCCAGATCACCGAGTTTCACGGCGGTTACTTTGCTCAGCGACGTGCCTTGCATCTTTTCCGCAAGAGCGTCGAGAACCGCGTTGGCTTTGGAATAGTTCACCTTATCCGATAGGTTCACGGCCGTCTCTGCACGAACGCGGCCGATCTCGCTCATCAGGCCGGTGTTGACGTCATCCGCGCGGATTTTCACGCCGTTGCCTTGGCGGGCAATGTCGTATGCATTTGTCACTTGTTTCTTGAGGGTGTCAGCCTGACCCTTGACGCGGGAATATACACCATCCAGCACATCGTTCACGCTTGAGCCGTCTGTAGCCTTGGGGTCGAGGGCTTTGATGAATGCGGTGCGTTCTTGGTTCTGGATAGAACGTGCGTTCGCCATCATCGCGCGGGGCTCATCACCGAACCGCCCGCCAACTGCGTCAGCCTCTAGAGTTTGCAGTTTCGCTTTCTGGGTGCGCTCGCCCGCGGTCTTGGAGAAGAATTCGCCGGAGGGTTTTTGAATGGATGCAATATCGGCGGGCGCGGTTTCAGCTACGGATGTAACCGCATCATCTGCACCGCCGAACATTTTTTGAAGTGCCGAGCCTTGGTAGGCTTCGTCTACCTTTGAAGCCAGCGGAGCAGCAATATTTCTGCCCACAAAAGTCCCGGCCATACCACCAAGAGCACCACCCACGCCGCCAGCCGCCGCAGAAGACCCTCTCTCCGAAAGAGAACCCTCGCCTGCTCCGGCACCATAAATCGCCCCCGTACCTCCACCAATTCCAGCGGAGGCGAGGTATGGGTGTGCTTTTGCGAATGCTGCGAGTGCACTTGTGGCTCCTTCCGGCAATGCTGCCCCGGCCAGTTTACCGAATCCTACGCCGGATGCAATACCGCCGACAGCTTGGAGAGCGCCGCCCGTAATGGGGTTTTCGGCGTTGAAGTCATTCATGGGAGCCATGACGTTGGCTTTGTTTTTGTCCATAAAGTCAGATACTTGGCTGTATGACACGTCTTCGCCGCCCATAGACGCGGGGAGCATGTTTTTCAGGCCGTAAGTGATGGGCTTGGCAATCGCGTTCCCGATATCGTCGCCCCAAGCGAATGTTGCGCCTTGGCCGAGGTTTTGCGCCACGCCAGCCAGCGCGGAGCCGGTGGACTGTTTCGGGCGCGGGATTTCCGCTTTCGGCGCTGCGGATGCTTCCGGTTTCAGGCCGGATTTCTGCATCAGCGCATCGAGTTCCGCTTGCTCGTCAGGAGTGAGTGCCATTACTGACCCTCCTGCTGCTTTTTGAGGAGTTCTTGCATACGCAAGCTTTCAATGGGAGAAAGCTTTTTTGTCTCACCATAAAGTGCCTCATATGCGCCATTCGAGGATTTGATAATTACATCTGTCGCCTTTTTACGCAGTCCGGCCTTTTGTTCGATGACCGCTTGTGAATCTCCGGGCTGCGGGAAATATGTACGGTACTCCTGTTTCATCTCGTCCACGCCAATCGCAGCGCCGGATTCGAGGCGAAGCTTTGATCTAATCCACTCATCAGCAGCGTTTTTGTATTTCTGTTGGTCGTCCGTACGCAGCAGGCTTTGCGCGGCGTATTCCCCAACAAGAGGAACACTCGCCACGCCGCTGGCCAACTCGTTTACAGCAGCCCCACTACCGATTTCGCCGATACGCTTCTCGGCATCAATCATTCGTGCCGCGAAGCCCGCAGGTTTGATCTGGTACTCTTTGAAGTCACCCTTCGGTTGCTGGACGCCAGGAATGGGAACGGCTTTTGTCCCTGTTTCGTCCCACATCTGGCCAGTTGGTAATCCGGCCGTGGCGCGCGGTTTTGCCTCCTGCGGTGCCATAGCTGCTAGGCCAGCAGCGCCATATTGCGATGGATTGGCTGCGGCGAGTTCCAAAGCCATACGTTGAACGCTTGTCATCGCCGGTTTCTGCCCTTGAGGCTGAGTACCAGCAAATCGGCTTGTCCATTTATTTGCGAACTGCCCTGCGGTCATGTTTTCGTCACCGCCATTGTTCAGCACAGCAGCGCGCCCAACTACATCTACGGCGCGCGCGTCAGGGTTTGAAAGCAGTTTAATCGCTCCACCTGCGCCCTGTTGGTGTGCAAGGTAAAGTTCACCGTCCGTCGGCTCACGGCCCAGTGTGGACGCAAGCTGCTGTCGATTGCCTTGCGTGAAGGCTTGATACATCTGGTCTTTGAACGGGCCATTCTGTTTTTTTAGCGCAAGAATATCCGCATCCGAGAAATTAGCCATTTGTGGAGCGTTTTTGCGCACGGTGTCGATCCAAGTGCCATCAAGGAATTGGTAATCACCAGAGGCCGTGGAATTCGGGTTATCTCCCGTACCTTCGATGCCTTTCAGGGTGCTGTCGTATGACGAACCGGCGAGAGCGCGTTGGAAAATATTCTGCGTTGCACGCGCGCCTTGGCGGGTTTCCTGCATTGCTTCCATCTGCATCTGGCGCATGGGATCAGCATTGTTCAGGAACATCGGCAAGAACTTGTCAGGCTTAGTCTGCGCGAGGTATTGCAAAGCATCGTCATGAGGGAGGCTCATGGCGTACTTGGTTATATCGCTCTCATATTTCTTATTCATGGCAGGACCCACGAAAGGCAAGAAAGAAGCGATTGCGGAAGGCGGCGTCGGCGGCTGCATAGATGTAAAACTGCCCGGCTCATGAGCTTCCATATTCATCGCTGCAAACTTGCCAATTGGAGATTGGCTTTCAACCCGCTGAACAGTTGACGAAAACGGGTCGGTGAAGCTGCGAAGCCCCGCCGAACGCTCCATTTGATTTTCGTCAAAGTTGTTTCTCATGCGCGCGTACCTGCATACTGCATCAGCATGGGAAGAACGCCCGGTGTAGTTGTTGAAGTGCTCTGCCCGTTGCCAGAAATAAACGGGCTCATCAGGCTCGTACCTGTTTTAATAGCGTTGATCGGAGCCTGTTTGGTCTGCGTATCCATCGAACGCATAAACTCACCAATGCCAAGCAAGCCCGCTGCATCGTTCTGTCGCATACCCGGCAGCACGTTCATCGCGTTGTTCAGCGAATTGTTGTACTGGGTGCCGAGCAGCTGGCCGATGGTCATCTGACGCGTCTGATCAATGTCGTTCGCGCCGAGAATGGAGCGGTTGGAACCGGACTGACCGGCATTGGCCATTTCTTGGTTCATCATGCTGTACTGGCCTTGACCCTGACGGTTAACCGCGGCGATGACGCTGTCCATATACGGGTTCATCTGCATGGCCGTGTCTCGGCGAATGCTTTCTTCTGTCGGAGTGAAGCCTTGGCGCATCATCTCGAAGGCGCGGGTTTCATCGTCCGTCTGAGCAAGAGGCGTGAACATATCCGTTACGCCCGCGCGGCCGCCGGTCGTGGGGTCTGCCACGGGGTTGCCGTTCTGGTCGATGGTGATGCCGTTTTTGCCGTTCTTGCCGGTCTTCGGGTACGTGTTCGCCTGCCCGGGAATGACGTTGTTCGGTGCGCCAAATTCGGGGAGCGTGAAATAGTTGATCGCCGCGCCGAACGGGTCGAAGGATTTCTTTAACGCGGGTGAGAGTGCGGAATAACCGGATTTTGACGACGACGACGAGCCGCCCATTAAACTGCCCATTTAGTAACCTCCTTGAAGAAAACCTGTTTGCCCTGCGTATAGTCGCGGGTGAGCCTTTGCCATGCGCGTGAGCCGAGGAAAATCAGGTGGCTGCAGTCGATGTGGCTTGCGTATTTCTGCAAGGCTTCATCGAGCGCGGGATACCAGATTTTAAATCCTTTTCCGCCGATGGCCGTGACCCATGCGGTTTTGTGGCTCATATCCTGCACCTGAACCACCGCAGCGCCCTTGATCGCTCCGTCAACCGTTGCGATAAAAAGCAGGGATTTGTCCTCAATCAGGCCGTTTTTGAGGATTTCCTCATTCAGCATGAGGTCGTCCTTCAAAGCGGGCTTGAGCATAGGAAACACAACATCCCAAATGTCTGGGATCAGGTCAGGGCGCGCTACTGTGATGTTGACCTTCATGAATATGCTCCTCATAAAAGCATGGAACACATTCACGATAAAACGCCAGAAATTCGTCATGGTATTGGCCGGAGTTCGATTGCGAAGATGCTGGATGTTCCACGTGAAAACCCCGCGCTGTCCGTGTCCGTTCCGGAGCGGTTGATATACCCCGTGCCGGCGTCAACGGAATTTCTCACGTTGTACGTCTGGGCAGCAACCGACGCAGGGCTGTTCAGCGCCATCATGCTCCACCCCATGACGTCGTTGGCCGTGATGCTTGAGATTGCCGCCATTGACGGCTTGCGGTTGCTCGGAGATGTCGGGGCTTCCAGAGGCGTCGTGCCGTTGGCAAGTTCGAGCCATTGCTGAACCGTACCCGCAGAACACCCGCCGATGCCCCTTGCGAATACGAGGATCACGCTTGATGTGGAGCCGGGCGTAATCGTCACCGAAAGGCCGGATACGTTCGTCATGGTCGTTCCGGTGACGGAGGCGGTGTCTGATTTTACCGCCGTGACAATCTGGCCGATGCAGTATTTCCCTGAAATGACTGAGGTAATCGCCTGAATTGCGGTGATGGCGATGCCTTGGCTGTCGGTCGTACCTTCGATTTCATCGAGAGCATCCTGCACGTTGTCAGCCGTCAATCCCGATGTGGCGTTGTCGTAGGTTACGTCTTCCGCAGCATTGCTCTGTCCGGCGAGGCTCTCTATGTCCTTCACCAGCTTGTCGTAATTGCCAATGTCCTCATCCCTTGAGCGGGTGACTTCGCGGATCCATTTGCTGGCTTCCTCGATGGTGTCAGCGATGAGGTCAGGGAAACGCTTTGTCAATTCTGCGCCCCCTCTTGAAGGTCTTCAAACCACATGCCCATCGTCCAGTTCTGCCCCTCTTCCTCACCCGAGAACGTGTAACGCCACAACCGTGCGGAGGATGTGTACGGCACGTGTTCGGTGTCGGGCTCGAACTCAAGCGTTTTGGTCGCGGTGGGTTGTGTCGATTGCGGGTAGCGCCTGCCGGCAACGTTCACCGTCACAGTTCCAGTTTGTACGCTGTCGGGAATGAGCCCCACGAGGGTGGCGTTGTTCTTTCCGGAAACCATATCCGGTGAGGTGAGGCTCCATACCATCGCCGCGCCGTCATCATCCACGCCGCGCTCGTGATAATAGAGCATCCCTGTGGAATTGATAAGGCGGGGATATGTCAGGGAAATGTTGGGGTATTCCGCAGCCGTGCGGTTCATCGTGTCAGGCGTCCACGAAAAATCATGCAGGTTTACGCGCGCGATACGGTCGGGCTCGTTTGACCCTTCCGAGGGGTAATGGAACCAGATTTCATTGAATTTCGGGTTATGCCATGCGAAGCACTTGGAAAGCTGCGAACGGTTGATGTTCTCGAACACGTATTTCAGGAGGGTGCTTTGCGCTTGCGAATTGGCGGGCATGATTTCGATATTCCCGCCGCGCCACATGTAGAAGTTATTTTCCCCCATCCAGAAGGCTATACCGTTCACGACGACACGAGCCATGGGGGAGATGATGCCAATGTTCAGGTCTTTGGGTTTGATCTCGAACACCGCAAGCCCGCCGATCCAACGGAAGGTGTATGACTGTGAGCGGGTGAAGATCAGGTTTACGCCCGAGACGTTCACGTGCGACAGGAGACGGCCGGCGCCTTCAATGTCGTCCACGAACACCTGATTAGTTGACGAGCTTGTCCAGTTTGTGCGGTCGCCCTGATCTGACGTCTTAATCCGGTTTTCCACTCCACCGGCGCCAAAGGTCACGGCGATGTTGTTTGTCACAAATGCGTAATTGATCGCGGTTGGCGCGTTGGTCACGAGGACAGGCGCTGCAGTGGTCACGCCGTTCCATTCATAAAGACCGGTCTGGTTCCCCGCGGTCATCAGGATCACATCGCCAAATCTCTCCGCAGCGGTGTGCCATGCCCTCACGAGCGAGATTGCCGTGGATGACGTCAGAGCCGTACCGTACAGGCCGACACCGTATTTACCCGCACCGTACCCGCTCGCGCCGGTTTCGTCTGCCAAGCCTGCGGCGATCTGGGGGTAATATACAGTCGAAGCCCCGCCCGCCGAGGAAACCGATGAAGTCGCAGCCGTGGCCGTCATGACGTCAAACGTCCCTGAGCTGGTCACGCGGATGATGAATTCAAGATTGATCGCCGCCGCGAGGATACCCCCCGTGTCGGCCGCGCCCGAGAGTTTCACACGGTCGCCGTCAGGAAGGCCATGTGATGCCTTGGTGACTTGGATAATCCCCGTTCTACGGACAACCGACGCACCCCCGCCGGAACCGGAGGAGGTCGCAGCCGTGGCAACGATGATGGTAAATGAAAGCCCATCAGCGGCGACAGACCGGACGATCTGTGCCGCGTTCAGGTCGGTGTTCGGGACGCCGTTGGTGGTGTTTGCACCGGAGAGCGTGGCTGTGTCACCTGCTCTCAGTCTGCCAGCGTTGGCGTCGGCAATCGTGACGACTTTCGAGCCGTTCACGGTTGTAATTGGGTTGTTTGCCAGCGTCCCGTAAAGCGTGGCTAGACTGTTTGCCACCGCGACAGATGACGTTGAAAGCGGCGTGATGTTCAGAAGTGTCGTTCCGTAGAGGGAATACAGGCGCTTATCCGTGCCGATAGTGGTCACGACCACGCTGTTTAGGATGGTTGAGAATATCGAACGGGCTTTGCCGACAATTGAATTTGCATTGTCGAAATCAATCCCGAGCCAGCCGCCGATTTTCTCGAAAAACCCGTTTACCGTGCGGATTTTGTCCGAAGCGATCGCGTGGCGTGTCGTCAGCGCCGTGCCTTCCGTCAGGGGGCGAACCCCTGCGAGAATTTCAAGAGGCCGTGGGATTGATGCTTTGGTCATGGGTTACGCCCATGCACGAACAACGGCGCGCCAGTTGGCATAGGTGATAGTCGCCTGCACACCCGTATCCTTGCGGATAATGGTCATGTTCGTGCCGACGATCAGCCCGGCCTGTGTAGCGTTGAAGAACGAGGAAATCCCCGAGTTAGACCCGAGGTTGTACGTGGCGAACGTCACGCGGTCGTTCACGGCATAGCCGATATCGGTGGTTTTGCAGACGAATTCGACCTGCATCAGCTTTGGGATGCTGCCGAGGCCATGCGTGAGGGTAACGGCGGTGTTCGCTGTCAGGGACTGCTCGGCGCTTTCGTAATACGTCTTGAAACCCAGAGCCGCAGCCATGCCGGCAGGCGTGACCGCAAGAGCGCTTGAAGCGCCGGCCTGCGTCTCTGCGGTGGTGGCGAGTTCAACGATGCCCTGAACGCTGTCCGAGGCCGAGGCGACGGCTTGGGGGGTCGTTTTGTACGCCTTGACGTACCAGTTCGTCCCGTCAGCGACAAAACATACGCTGTCGTTCTGGCCGGATAGGACATACGTGGTCGAGCCGTCGATAGTTTCCGCACCGGCGCGGGTCACGGTCACGGCGTTGCCGGAACTGTCAGTTTTCTTGTAGGCGATCTGGAAGCCCGCGCCGACCGTGGCCGAGGACGGGAGAACCGGTGCAATCACGCCACCGGACGCGTTGACGAGGATGAACTTGTTCCGGTCAGCGGAGGTCGCCGTGTCTGCGCCCGAGATCGAACGCGTCAGGAAATCACGTGCGGTTTTTAGGGTGCTGTCGATGGTGTCAAAGTTGTCGTTGAGATACCCGCCCCATAAATCTTGATCGGTCGCGTTGTTCACCAGCGGCTTGTTCAGCGTGAAGTTAGTTGTCGAGGTGGGCACGGGCGTTCTCCCAATGTTCAAAAATCTTGAAAGCGGCTTCGGTTGGTTTTAGGCGGATGTGTTCTCCGGTGGTCGGGTGGGAAATCGCGTCCATTGGATAGGTTGCTCCAAAGGCTTCGCAGCGGGCTTTCCACGTTTCGTTCGGGTTCGGGATGTTCTGCCCCGTAATACGCCCCTTGATTGCGCCCTTTTGGTCATGCCGGATGTATGCCCCTTCTGTGAAAAACCACATGGACTTGGTGCCGTCCTGCTCTGTGTCTTTGCAAACGGGGATCACGCAGCGTCCTCCGCTTTAAACTGGATGAAATCCTGCGCGCCAAATCCGTAGTCACCGACGTGGCTCACGCGGTTGGACACGTCGTGATCTACCCAGATATCAATTCCGGCCTCTTTGCGGCATTTCAGGAGGAAATACAGATCCTCACCGAGATAACCCGCGCGCTCGTTTACCCACACCATTTCAAAATGCGGCGCAGGAATGTGACGGATCGGATCGAGTTCGATCAACGCCATCCCAAGACCCATCGTGCCGACTTTCTCGATGCCGGTTCTGCCGAAGCTGTCCACCACGCCACCGCCCTTGTCGGCGTCGTAACGGGCAATCCAGCCCGCGCCGAGCACCTTGCGGCAGATGTTCACCGTGACCCACGGTTTACCGCGCGAGAGCATGGTTTCAACCGCGTCAGCAGGAAATTCCGTGTCATCGTCGATGAACAGAATATGGGTGCAGCCGCTTTTCAGGGCGTTGTCGAGCAGGCTTTGTCTCAGTTTGGGGAGATTTGACGTTTGCTGTGTGTCGAAGCGAAAGCCTTTAATCGTGCCTTTGCTGACCATCTTCGTCAGGTGCATGATCAGTCCGACCATAGAAATCCCGAAGGCGCGCTTCCAGTCGCGGCCATTCGGGATTGCAATGTAAATGTCAGGCTTTGTCACTAGCCGCGCTCCTTAGTTAACGTCTGTCCAGATGCCGTTGCCGCCAGCTACCTGAGCCCATGCGTTTGCGCCGGTTGCCTCAAGCGTGATGGAGCCGCCAATATCCGTGCAGCGGATCGCGTCACCAGCCGAGGGAGCAAGCGTCACGACGCCCGTGGTGCCGTTGGTGGTCGATACGGACAGGATTTGGTCGGATGCGTCAGCCGGGTTAATGTCGAAGTCGTCAGCCGTACCGCACACAAAAGACAGGCGGCAACCGAGAACCGTGGAGGCTTCGGGCAGCGTCATCACGTCGGCGCTGTTGGAGATGAAGGTCTTACCGCATTGTGCTGCGGAAATTGCAACCGTGGTGGATGCGACTTGATCCTGGAGGAAGCCATAGAACTGGTCGCCGCCGTCACCCGAGAGGTCGCCCGTGAAGGTGCCGGTCACTGCGGTGATGGAGGTCGTCACGACCGAGGTGGCGCGCAGCATCAGACCGGACAGGCGGTTGATATCGCCCGGGGTGACATATGCCACAGCAGCAGTCGAGAGGGTCAGCGCAACCAGAACGGTCGCAAGAATTTTCTTAAGGTTTTTCATTAGTATCTCCTATGTTTCGATTGAGAGTGTTCCGGTTTTCAGCAGTGCGTTTGTCCGGCTGAGAAGTTTGCTGTATTCCTTCGCAACCTTAATCGTGTAGCGGTCTTCCCTTGCGTCGTCGTTCCTGATATCGCCCGAGAGGTTCATCAGGGCTTCGTACATAATCAGGCTCGGCGCTTCGGTCAGAAAATCGTTGGTCGTGTCATCTGCGGTGTCGTCAGTCGGGAAATCCGCATAGTCCTTGAGGTAATACAATTTCCCTGAGTAAGCGCGGTCAGGATACGGCGCGAATGCCAGCGTCCCGTCGCGGTAGCAGTAAATCTGAGGCCGTCCGGTCGCCGCGGTGTTCAGGCTGTTGTCGTAGTCTGTCGGCTTCACTTTGTTCACGGGATAACGAAAGCTGTCCTGTGTGATGGTGAAGGCGTTCCGAGGAATGTCGATCAGGAAGTCATCCGGCAACGTCACGGCTGTGTCACCTACTGCGATAGAAAGGTCGGCGGTGGCTGTGTTGAACCAAAAGCGTTTATGCTTATGAGTGCTCACAGCTTCGTTAACCGCCGACCGTATCTCCACAAGCGTCACCGCCGTGTTGTTGTCGTCAATCAGCCTTCGGGCAATTGAAGTAACTGTTTGTCCGAAGGTTGCCACGGTTAGACCGTGCCGTCATAGGCCAGAGGGATGATGCCCTTCACCACGCCGGTGGTGTAGGACGAACCGCCCACACCAACTGTCATGGTGATCCAGCCATCAGCCTCGGCAACCCAGTCGATCATTGCGTGTTCGTCGGGCGCAACCAGACCGCCAGCTTGGCCGGTGGTCGCTTGCGAGACGAGCGCGTTCGGATCGGAAGTGCCGAGGGTGCTGTCGTAGTACGTGAAGCCGAAATCCAGCGTCAGGTCAGCATCGGTGTCGAGGTCGGTAACGTGGATGATCGGCATACCAGCCAGACGCGCGCCCTTTTGGAAGGGAACGAGGCCAACCAGAACGTCCGAAGCCGCGGCCGCCGTGATAGCGGTTGAGAAGCGGTTTGCACGTACAGCGCCGGAAGTGTC